CAAGGGCGGTCCGCTGTTCGGGTGTGGCGTTGGCCCAGATATCGTCTGCCTGGGTTTTCGAGGCGTCCTTGCCGGACTCAGTGTCGGGCGCGTCGCCGTCAGCGGTGTCCTTGGCCTTCTGATCGCCCACATCAGAGGGTGCGGCGCCCTTGTCCTCGTCCTTCGCTGCTTTCCCGTCGTGTACGTCGCCATGATCGCCGGAGGTTGCATCGTCTGCATCCTCGGGCTGCCAGTTGGCGTCGCCACCGTCAGCGCCCTCGTCAGGCGCCTTCCCGGTTTCATCAGCGTCGAACTCGGCCCAAAGCGCGGCATCTTCCGGATCGGCGGCACTGTTGGCGGCCCCGGAATCATCCTGCTGTTGTGTCGTTTCGTCTGCCATCGTTCACCTTTCAATCAATGGGCGGCCCTGTGGCGGCCCTCAGTTTCGACCCGTCGTCGTGTAGCCGGACGGCGAATCGATAATCTCGCTGGTTTCCATCTCGGGGAGGCGGAGCAGCGCGCGGCATCTCTTGATGTCGCCGCGGTAATGCTCGGACGCCTCGGACCCGAGTCCGGATGCTTCCAGTGATGTGCGGGCGTGCTCGATCTCACGCTCCAGGTAGGCGCGAACACCCTTCCAGGTGCGCGAATTGACGTCGATCAGGGCGATGATGTCGTGATCTTCCATCAGACGTAGCCCCCGCCGGTCGTTGCCTCGGGTTCGCGCGCCTGCTGGCGATCGGTGTAGGCGATCTCCGCGGCCATCTTGCGCTCACCGGACTCGCGCTCCGCCTGCTTGTCCATGAGGTGCGCGCGCAACTGCTCCAGCGTCATGGAGCGCTTCGACGCCTCGACCATCAACTTGGTGTCACGCTCGAACTGCAACTCCTGCATCCGCGCCGCGCTGTTCTCTTTGGCGAGGTTCATCTCGTTTTCGAGCTTCAGCATCTCGTAATCGGGCGCGGGCTGTTCCTCGGACTTCTGCTGCTCGTACTCGTCGTCGGTGATCAGCACTTCGTCGGCGGGCAGCATCATGGTCTGCACCAGAAGGCGCATGGCGGGCATGCCCTCTTTCTTGAGGAAACGCGCAAAGTTCGGATTGGTGCCGAAGTTCATCAGGAAGGCCATGATGTTCTGCGCCTGCAGCTCGCGGACCAGAAGGACCGACGTGCCGCGCGCATCGACGTCGAAGTCGCCCTTGATGTGTTCTTTCGGGCTGAATTGCATCTGCCAGTCGTAGAAACGGCGAATGTTGGGCGTGGTCATGTCGTCGTCGAAGTTCTTGACGATGCGACGGAACACCACGTTCGAGGCGTTCATCAGGATCGACATACCGCCCAGCGTGTCGGTGGCGTGCGCCCCCTGCTCGCCCTGTGCGATCACCGGGATCATGGATTCCTCGTCCATGTGCTCGGTGGCCATGGCGACGATGGCGGCCAATTCGCCCTGATTGGACGCGATATCGTAGCTCTCGAACGCGGCAGCCTGCTGCGGTGCGCCGGTCTTGCGCTTCCATACCTTGCCGCCCTTCAGCCCCCATTTGCCGTCAGCGGGCGTGATGACTTCCTCATTGACGACGATCTGCGGCGCAGTGGACAGGTCGGCATTGTCCAGCATCATCCGCCACGCGCCATTCACGGCGGCCTGGCTGTCGCGGCAGATATACGGGACGCCGAAGCCGAAGATGCTGGTCTCGTCCTTCTCCAGATTGAAGACGGAGTAGATGCTTTCGCAGCTATCGAGGGGGTGGATGCCGAATTTCAGGATCTCGTCCTGACAGAACCAGATCGTCGCCTGCACCTCTTCGAGCGGGTCGATGTCTTCGGGCATGTCGGAAACCATGTCCGGATCGCCGGTCGCGGTCGCGAGATCGCGCATTTCCTCGGCAGTCAGCGTTCCATGGTATTCCCAGACGTGGTAGCGGTTGATCTTGGCGTCGTGGTGGGCGCCGGTCAGCGCGCGCAGGTCGGAAACGTACTGCGGCGCGGACTTTTTCGGGTCGTCCATGAGAAGCCGGCGGATCGCATCCGCGTCGAAGCCGGGCGACTTGGCCAGCTTGCGCAGTTGCTTCTTGTTCATCATGTGGCGCTCATACCACGACTCGCAATCCTCGGCGGAGCTCGCATCCATGTCGGGGAAGATCGACCATGGATCGACGCGATGGAACGCGGCCTTCTTGTCGCGCGCCTGCTCCATCTCGTAAACGGTGAAGGTGCGGCCGGACTCTTCTTCCTTGATCTGCTTGGCCTTCCACGACGACCGGGCCTTGTCGGACACCACCGGACCCTTGGCGATGCCCGTGCCGAGGCGGCAGGCGTCGCGGATGACGTCGCGCATTTCCGCCTGATAACTGCATTCGCGCAGGTGATCCTCGATCTCCTGCTCCATGGCCTTCGAGCGCTTCTTGGCCTCGTCGATGCGGCCCTGAAGCTCGTCGGCGGTGTCCTGCTGCTGCTTTGCCGCGGCAAGCGCCTGCTGCTTTTGGTTTTCCGGCTGCGCATCGGCCGCGGCTGCCGCCTGCTTGGCGCGCTTGACGGCCTCGTCGGCGCTCGCCGTCAGTTCCGGAACCGGCGTCGGGCCGATGCCCCAGTTCTTGTCGTCGGTCGGGAACAGCATGTCGGAGAGCCGCGCTTCCATGGCATTGGTCTTGGCGCGGGTCTTGGTGACGAATACGGTGGACTTGTTGGCAGTCTTGAGGCGGGATTCCATGCCCGATTCGTAGCGGCCATGGTACTGGCGGATATCTTCGAGCCATCGCTGCTCGACAAGGTGCTTGTCGGAGACGCGCTGGTCGGCTTCCTGCTGCAGACGGGATACAACGGCGGAAAGGCGCTCACGCAGTTCCGCGCGGCGCTTGTCATTCTGTGGGGTGTCGGTGTCTCGTTGCTGCGCTGCTGCCGCCACGAACCTCAGTATCCGATGGCCTAATAGCCGATGCTCGGATCCCCTGCTATACCGACGCCGAAATCTTCGGTGTCAGTGTGCTGGGTCGTGGCGATGTGACGGTAAGATGCCACAACACCTCGTAGTGTGTCCATCAAAAGATCATACCTGTTGTCGATTTTTCCATTTTCGTCGCGTCGGTACAGACGCCATTGCGCATGGAAGTCGTCCATGGTGCGGAATACCTTGAGGCGCCCCGTCGATGCGCGCTCCTCAATCGACTGGATTCCCGTCTCCGGCGCGTTCTCGGTGCCGGTGAGAATAAGCCCCTCGCTGCGGTACTCTTCGATCAGGCGTTCGCCGTCCTCTTTCGTGCGCGTGCGGCCGCGCGGATTCATCACACCGACAATCCAGTCACCCCTGGCACGGACCGCCGACGCCAGCACGGAAGGCTCGCCCCTCGGCCTGAGATCGGACGTGTAGAGATAAAGGCAGTCGATGGTCTTGTCCCATGCTGCCCATAGAACAGCGGTTTGTTCCCAGTCGGATTCGATGGCGTACATGCGCGGCCAGTGGCGCGGAATTTCGAACGGGTTGCACAGCAGGCTTTCAATCGGTGTTTTGAAAATCATGGTTCCCTGTCCTGTCAATTCATCGAAAGCGTCCGCGGCGGCGTCGACCTGGTCGTCCTTGGCGCCTTCCGGAAACGATTCCATCTCATTCAGAAAAGCGTCGTTCCATTCGCCCTTGACGATCCGCACGTTCCCGGCCTGCGCCTGCGCGGCCAACGGCTTGGCGCGGACCTCCTTGTTGCCGGTGACGGGCTTGGAGTTGACCGGATATCCCGCCAGCATCTTGGTTTGCGCGATAACCAACGCCTTGCCGGCGCTGCCAGGGTCTTGTGCCAGTCTGATGGTCGTCAGCTTGCCGTCGGCCTCGGCCCGCTCCTTGATCTTGCTGTCGACCACGGGCGGGTCTTCGCGGAACCGCTCGACGTGTTCAATGTAGAAATATCCGTCGGCACCGACGCTCATCCTTACGCCTGCGGTCCAGTCCGGGTCATCCGGATCATCCATGTCGGCATAGCTGCCGGCCTGATCCCAGCCCCGCGCGGATCGGACGGCGACAGGCGCGGCATCGACAATCTTGAAATCGGCCCGCTTGAAATACATGCCAGCCGAGGCGCGGACGTTCCAGTTGCCGTCGAGAAGCTGGGCGCGCTCGACGCGGGGTAGCGCCATAAGGCCCGCCAGATATGCCGGGTCGGCATCCAGCAATATCTTGTTGTCGTACACGCTGGAACGAATAAAGGTGAACGACTTGGGCAGACTGCCGGGGTAGGCGTCCGTCAACTCCTTGCGTGTCGCGCCCCAGACCACATCGTCATTCACAACGATGAAATACCGGATGACACCCGAACGCTCGGGTATGGCAAACCCGTCCTCACCGATCCACCAGTCAATGAAGCGCCGAAGCCAGTGGTCCGGGTCCGGGTTGCATGTCGCCCGCACCCGCGACTTGGCGCCGGACGTCGAGCGGTTCCGCGACAGCGCCACGTATGAAAACTGCCGCCATGTGAAGTGGGTCAGCTCGTCGAAGCCGATCAGCGGTATTTGCGAACCCTGCCAGTCAAGCCGGTTCTTTTCGTGCTGCATGTGGGCGAACGTGACCTTCGCGCCGTCCCGCGCCTTGCCGCCCGGCGGTGCAAACTTGATCGAATGGTCGTTCTCGTTCGGGGTGCCGCCGATCTTGGTATACATATCGGTGGCGGTGTCCCACAGCCCGCCCTCGTTCGTGACCTGCTTGATGGTGCGGCGGAAGATGACGGCGCCGAACTGCGGGTTATGGATATCGTACAGCGGCTCCATGAGGAGCGCGAACGTCTTCCCGCCCCCCGCCGAGCCGCCGTACACCACGATATCCGCATCACATTGCAGGAATTGAGTCTGCGGTCCGGGTTGCGGCCTTATCTGCGGGCGGGTGTCTTGGGCGAGGGCTGTCATGGCAAGGGGGTGGAGCGGCCAGCGGGACTCGAACCCGCACCGCCAGCTTGGAAGGCTGGAGCGCTACCAGTTACGCTCATGGCCGCTTGCTCAATGCGCCATCAGCTCAGGCTGAATAACACGAAACGTCTTCGGATCGCCCTTGATCTTCACAACGCCGTACCCGTTCTGATTTGCGGCATTAAGCGCGGCGCGGATGCCGTCACGCAGCGCGGCCTTGCCCACATACCTTCCGGTCATTTCTTCGTTGGCCGCGTCCGTCATAATGTCGAGCAAATCGTCACTCACCGCTTAAACTCCTCGTAATTTTCCCATTTCATCCACATATGCCCGCATGCGGGACAGTATCCGGGCGGGCCATCGTGGTTCCTTGGCTTGCCACCGCCCATCGGCTGGGACCACTGATGGTCGCAGGAGAGGCAGCGGAAGTGGGCGGGCTTGCTCACCCCTACCCCCGCGCCGCCAGGTTGACGGTCAATTCATTGGTGCTGCCCGAATACGTCGGCGTGCCACGCGATACCAGAACCCCGTAGAGCGTCATGTCGCTATTGGGACCGCCGAACTTGATGGGCTTTTTCAGGTCGTTTGCCTGACTGACGCCGTTGGCGCTGAATGCGGCGTGCGATGTCACCGAAACCACAGCGGCAACGTTGGCGAGGTCGGCATCGGCCGGCGCAAAGGCTGAGTTGTCGGTCAACGTGGTGCCGGTCGAGATATCTTCCGTGAACAGGACGAGGTCGAGGTCGGCGCCCTGTGTCGATTTGTCCTGAATGACGACGCTGTCCAGTTCGATGGCCCCCTTGTCGCCGCGGATCGCGCTGAGGTCGAATGTCATCTTGCCACCGACAACGTCGCCGGATGAGTATGCCTGAGTGCTGTTGCTCGTCGTCTTTGAAATGGTGGTCATTTTGTCCATATCGGCAATCCTTTCTGTCTGCCTGTTAAAATGGGCGGCTTCCGTCGATTACTGCCAACTAAGTTGCCCGGACCCTGCACTTGCCCTTGCCGTGCGCCATGTCTTTCGGGGAGCGCACGGTTTGAGATCGACGGTCGTTTGCCGAGGCCGCCCGGCCCGACAGGTGTGGCCTCGCTGCGGATCGCGCCGCGTCGAGAGCCAACGGAAGGAGCGGGTCCGCCCCATCAAATCAGCTGGCCTTTCCGGCCTGACGGCGGGAGTCTTCGGCGCTGTTTCCGCCGCCCTCTCCGCCTTCAATAAATTCCTTCTGCGGCAACACCACGACAGCGGACGCCGCCGGCAGATCCTTTCCGTCCTTGCCCGTCAATTCCCGCCTGTTGGTGAACGACCCGCCCACCTCCTTGGCTGCCTGCTCGAGTAGCGAGGATGCGAGGACGAGGTTGCCCATGGTCTCTGCCTTGCCCTGCATCGTATGCAGACGGCGCAGCCGATAGTTCTTATTGGCGATCGGTATAGCGCTCGCGTCTTTCCGGAAGTTTTCGCGTGTCGCCTCGAACAGCGCTCGCCACTTCTTCGCAACCTTATGCCCGTGCGCGCCGCTTGGATCGTAGTCGTAAGCCTGCTGGCGCTCAATCTTGATGCCGAATTTCTCCTCGACTGCCTGTGCGGCCTCGGTCGGCGTCGCGTACATAGCAAGCTCGGTCACGATCAGGCGGCGGATATCGTCGTTCAGTTTTGCCATTAATCATGCTCACGTAGGGCAGTGGTCGGGGGCTGAATGTCGGCAAATTCCACCTTGGGGGGCGCAACACCCTCTGGCGTTTGCGTCAAATACTCGCCCTCAACCAGAAGCCGGACAGTGCCATGCAGTAAATCCGCCTCATTGGCTGGAATAACGCCGACAATCCGACAGTCCGGCGAAAGGCCAAGGCGTTCAGCGAGATGGCCATACGAGATGCTGACTTGTGCTGCGTTCCTGCTCATGCCGCCCTCTCTTTCGCGATCTCGATAGCCTCGGGCGACGCGCGGTCCAGAAGCGTTCTGCCGTCGAGGTGATCCAGTTCGTGCGAATAACACCGAGCCTGAATGCCGCGGAACTCGGGGTCGTGCCATGTGCCGTCGCGCCCCTGGAATCGGGCGATCATCTTTGTTGGCGCCTTGACGTGCGGCCGGAAGCCATCAGGGAAAGACAGGCAGCCCTCCGGCTCCATGCTGAATGTGCCTGATTGGCGGGTGATTTCCGGATTGATACAGACGGTCGCATGGCTATGGCGATCAAGCCGCATGACGAAGATGCAAAGCAATACCCCGACCTGTGGCGCGGCAAGACCGACGCCGCCGTGGTGATACATGGTGTCGCACAAGTCCTGAGCGAACGTGTGAATGTCGATCTGCGGACGGTCGAAGTCGAAGGGTTCGCACTCAGAGTGAACGAGGGGGTCTTCGTAGGTGAGGATGGGGAGGATGGTCATGCCGCAGCCCTCAAGCATGTCCCGCATGCCTGCGCGATCCGGGCGCGACCGATCTCAGGGGCGCGTCCTGCCGCATCGACAAGCGCGCGCACCGAATTATCCGCGATACCGAATCGCCTCACTGTGCCGATAAACTCCTCGACGTCGTGGCCGCGAAGGGCGAATGTCGGCTTGCCCGTTTCCCTGCTGAATTTCGGCGCACCGTTTTGGTCGATCGCCTGCGCGCAATGGCGCAGCTCGTGGTCTATGAGCGCGCAGAATGAGACGTCATCCATGTTCGCAGCGTGTACGGCGTCCAGCGTTATAAGAAAATCGGGTGTGGCGCCGAACCACTGGACAAGCTGCTGCTCAACCCGCCCGCGCTGCCATTTGCTTCCCATATTGGATTGCGAGGGCATTTCCGCCTGACCGGCCACGAGTCGCCCGCGCCGAATGTTCGGCACGCACGTCCAGAGAACGCCGATATGGGCTTGCTTCAGGTGGACATGATCGAGATCGAACAACGGCCCGGATTCATCAAGAAAGGCGCCTCGTATCCACTCCTCGACATCGGGCGCCGGCAAAAACGCCTTGCCGGTCGTCTCGGCAAGCGCATTCACCACTTCGTCGACCATTTCCGCCGGCGGGTGTGGGCGAGAGAACATGCTATCGTCGAGCGTGGGCGCTGCGGCCTTTTTGGGCATTCATTCCCCCTGTGAGGATTGCCGGGATTATGGGCATGGCTTGTGCTTAGGTCAATATATAAACAACTATTAGTTACTTTTTAGAATGTTCCCATACGCCCTTTTATTGTGCCCCCTGCGCACATCCGGGTCTGATTTTCGTTTAACTTGCTACTATTTTTCTTTTGTTCGGCGCTCTGCGATTTCGACGGCGTCTTGGTGGTGCCGCTCCACAAACTCCCGGTTCACAAGATCGAGAACATCCATGAGCGCCATCGCCAGCGTGTCGGCTTCGGCTTTGCACTCTGAGCACTCAATCGCCTTTTCGGAATACTTGTGCGCCTGTTTTTCGTAGATATCTTCGTATTGCCGAATGTCCCGCTCTAGCTGTTCGATGCGGGATTTTATCTCGTTCATCTCGTCGCGAGCAGATGGGGCAAACGCACTCCGGACACGGAACCACGCTTGAGACATGCCGCATTTTGAACAACGCAAAGACGCCAGACCATGTGCCCCTGTGATTGGCGGGCCACGAAAATTATGTTCCACGCAGTACCGCCTCACCAGGTCATCGCTGTCAGTCATGGGGTTTGCCTCCATGAAAACCAAGGACCGCGCCAAGCCCCGCCGTAGATAACATTGCCACAAGCGGCGCATACTCAATCGGCGTAACGGAACACATAAGGATTAACGCCGCCGTGCCGCCAACCCATGCTCGCAACATTCGACCGATCACTAACCCTCCTCCTCTTCTGAGGCGCGGAGCATGGCTTTTGCGTATTCTTCAATGCCTCGACCACAATCAAGATCATCAAAGTCGCAACGTTTTAAACATTCCATTAGGGCTTCAAATGGCTCCCTCGGCACGGCGACGTGGGTGGCGGGGTTGTAGGTGTGGCCAATGATTTTCCCATGCTCAACGATGACTTGCGGATAAGTGGCAATTCGCCGCAGCGCATTGTTGTCGGCTAGGAGGGTTTCGATGTGCTTTGCCCAAAGCTCAATCAGGTTGGCGAGTTCGACTTCGCCCTTGTGGTCCCGTTCGTGCTTGGCGATTGAAACCATGTTTATAGGCACCGCATCGAAATCCATGCCATATGTCGGCCTCAATAGGTCATCCACCTGTGCCTCTGCATCGATAGCGGATAGGGCGAGGTTGCGTTCTGGATCGTCAGAATCCATTAACGGGTCATTTGGCGGGCTGGTGTCCTGTTTATGTGTCATCGTCTTGCTCCTTAAGTGTGGTATATTGCGGCCACGCTCTGCTTGGGAAACTCGGCGTAAAGATGATCGCCGCACCAAACTTGAATGTACGAAACGCAGCAATAAGGCTCTGGCGCTTGGTCCTGCTGGACGATGCGAGTTATGACCCCCGCGCTTGGCAGTTCTTGGCCAACCGTATATTCTTCACGCTCGCCCAACTCACTGGCATCGCCCCAAACCCGCACGTTCTCAATCATCGTTCTGTTCCTATGCTGTCAATATCGCCACAGCTAAAATAGCAATGGGTATTCCGGGGAATACACAAAGGGCCAAAAGAATATCGGCCCAATCTGGGAGTCCGTGGAGGGCTGGGCGTATCATTCGTTTTGTTCCTTTTCCCATGCTTCGGTCATGGCGGTGTCGATCTCAGTTAACCAGCCGTCTGACCAGAACGCGGAGTCATGAAGACCGCCAAGCTCGCAACGCAAAACATCATCCAAGGCCTCGCCCATACTCTCCGTCGCCTCTCTCGGCCTTACGATGTAGCCGGAGGATTCAAGGGCGGTGAGGGCGGCTTCGGCGTACTTCTCGTAGTTTTTCCACAACGGCTCCTTGAGAACCACGTGCTTCGTTCCATCACGTGTCGCAATCGCCCTCGCCATCACCTCTATGATCTGATCCCGGGGGGTCATTGGGGCGGCTCCGGTAAGGGCATCCAGTGGGTCGGCGTGTGATCGACTACAAAATGGTCTTC